TCTCTCGTGATGCCTCCCAAGGTGGTATCTCGATGGCTGTGGCTTCTTTGATCAAGAAGAACAAACGTACCCTGACGAACTTCCAAGAGGATTTCCTGTCTCCCTTTATCAAGAAGGCAGCATTCAGGTTCATGCAGTTTGATCCTGAGCGTTACCCTTCAGCTGACTTGAACTTTGTACCTACAGCTACCTTGGGTATCATGGCTCGTGAGTACGAACAGTCTCAGTTCATTGCTCTCTTGCAGACTCTTGGCCCTAACACTCCAGTGCTCCCACTGATCTTGAAGGGTGTGATTGCTAACTCCTCTCTGAGCAACCGTGCTGAGATGATGGAAGCTCTCGATAAGATGGCTCAACCTGACCCACAAGCACAGGCAATGCAACAGCAACAGCAGATGTTGGCTTTGGAGGCTCAAAAGGCCACCATTGCTGTTAACACTACTCAGGCTGAGCGCAACAAAGCTGAAGCTATGAACACTATGGTTGAAGCTCAGTTGAAACCTCAAGAGGTACAAGCTAAGATTATCTCCTCATCTACAAATAATTTACCAAATAATGATGAATTAGCTAGCAGAGAGTTTGATAGGCGTGTTAAAATCGCTGACTTAATGCTTAAAGAAGCTGATATGAAGAACAAGTCTAAGATTGTTGAGCTTCAGATGAGCAAACATAAGCAAGAACAGAACCAATCTGACACTGAATTCTTAAAGAGTTTAACCGAAGGTCTCAATAAATGAAATTAGAGGACTTGGAAGCCAAACTAGGTATCGACCCTAACATGGGCGAGGAGGAAAAGCTCGCTCTAGTGAAGGAAATCCAAGACAATATCCCTGCTTTGAGGGCTGAACAACGTGTTCTAGAGGCTAAGACACAGGCTAACTTGGTAGTTGAGGCTATCAAGAAGATCAAAGAGGGCTTAGAGGCTCGTTTTGATGAGTTAAACGGAATTGTTGACGTTAAAGTACGTGATATTACCTCAGGTAAGGACGGTATTGACGGAAAAGACGGTAAAGATGGTGTTAACGGTAGAGATGGCGTCGATGGTATCTCCGTTACAGGCCCTAAGGGTGATAATGGCGTGGATGGTGAGGACGGTGTAGGCGTACAAGACGCTCACATTGACTTCGATGGCTCTCTGATCATTACTTTGACTGACGGTAAAGAGATCAACGTAGGCGAAGTAGTGCCTATGGATGTCGCTGAGAAGATCAGGATTATCAGTAACGGCGGCGGTACATCTCAATCAGTATTGGACTCTATCGCATCTCTCCAGTCTCAGATAAATACCTTAATCCCCTCTCAAACTGGGAATTCAGGTAAGTATTTAACCACAAACGGTACAACTACATCTTGGGCTACTGTCGCTACTGGATCAGGCACAGTCACAAGCGTTGCTACATCAGGCACAGTCAACGGAATTACGCTTACTGGTGGGCCAATTACAACTACTGGCACAATAACCCTTGGCGGCACGTTAGACCTTTCTAGCCCTCCTGCAATTGGCTCTACCGCAGCATCCACAGGAGCATTTACCACGTTAAGCGCATCATCTACTGTCAGCGGTACAGGATTTAGCACATATTTAGCATCTCCACCTGCCATTGGTGGTACTGCGGCTGCTGCTGGTACGTTTACTACGTTGATCGGTGGCGCTGATGTTGCCAACTACGGTCAATTGACAGGCGGCGCTACAGCCAAGGCTGTTGAGTTTAAATCTCTAGGCTCAGACACTAACGTATCGTGGGCAATTCGTTCCAAAGGCACAGGAGCTATTGACCTAGCAGCAGGTTCATCTGGGGTGAACATTAGTAACGGTGGTACTGTTACTGCTATTACTAGGACTGCGGCTGGTAGTGCTTACACAAGCATTCCAAGTGTTGCTATTTCTGCTCCTACCACGGCTGGCGGTGTTCAAGCAACTGCAACGGTCGCTGTATTTGTTAATGCACTTCCCACAGTAGCATCTGGTGGAACTGGATATACAGTAGGAGATGTTCTTACGATTGTTGGTGGTACTTTTGTATCAGCAGCGGCAACCTTAACTGTTGCAACGGTATCTAGCGGAGTAATTACTTCTGTTACGGTTAGCTCGGCATCAACGTATACGGCAACACCAACAAACCCTGTTTCTGTTACAGGGGGCACAGGCTCTGGCGCAACTTTTAACTTGACATACGGTATTTTAAATACCTTCACCATCACAGCCGCAGGCTCTGGCTACGTAGAACAACCAACAGTAAGTTTCTCAGGTGGTGGTGGCTCTGGTGCTACTGCTTATGCTACTGTGGGAAGTGCAACGGTAATAAAAAGTCTTGGCGCAAGTACTGTAAGCGCCGTAAATACTGCAAGTTTTGTATTTCAAACGCCAAACACAGCAGCCCCTGCTTTTATTATTCGTGAAGCAGCGGGGGCAGATAGTTTTGTGATGCTTAACCCACAAAGTGGATATACAAACTTGGTTGCGCTTGGGGGTGCAAACGCCAACTTTGGTTTATTTTCAAATGGAACTGGTAGTGTGCAATTGGGCACATCGGGTACGAGTAACCTTAGACAAATGCAGGTATCCCACACAGCCTCTGCTGTTAACTACGTACAAGTAACGGGTGCGGCTACTGGTGCGGGGCCAATTATTTCGGCGCAGGGTAGTGACACAAGTGCAGAATTGCGATTGCGTTCTAAAAACGTATTTAACATTCGTTTGCAAAATGGTGCTGGTAATGATGGTCTACTTGTAGATATGACATCAGGCACAACATTGGCAAACTATGTTTCAATTGCCCCCAAAGTGGCGGGCACATCACCTGTAATTTCTGTTCTTGGCACAGACACAGACATTGACCTAACCCTAACACCAAAAGGCGCAGGTAACGTTAGGTTTGGTACATACACCGCCAGCGCGTTATTAGCAGTTGCAGGCTACATCACAATCAAAGATTCTGGCGGCACAACCCGTCGATTACTCGTAGGATAAACATGGCACTCATTAAATCAATCATGACCGATTACGGCGTACCAGCAAATTATTGGAACGTGGGAGCAGTTCAAGAAGACTTCAAAGGCAAAGGCACAGAAGTTACGTTTTACGGCTACGCATCTAAAGAAGCCCGTGATGCTGGTAAGCAACCTCTGAGCGCAGGTAAGGTGCAGATCGCTGGTGATGAATATGTTGCAGGTGCTGATCGTGCGGCGTTATACTCCATCATCAAGCAAAAGCCTGAGTTTGAAGGCGCTACTGACGCTTAAATGGCACTAATAAAAGGAAAATACATATATGGCACAAACTTCTCTTAATTCCACAGGCGTAGCTAGCTCAGGCGCTCTGTCTCTCCAGAGTAACGGCACTACTGAGGCTATTGGTATCTCCACAGGTCAAGTAGCTACATTGGCTCAGAACCCTATCCTCACGTCAGGAACCGTAAACGGGTTAGCATTCTTGAATGCGTCTAAGGTGCTTACTACTGGTAGTGCGCTGACGTTTGATGGCACTAACTTTGCTGTTTCAGCATCAACAGCCGCCCTAAGAACTGCTGACCCTTCTACTGGGTATTCATATTACAGAGCAGGTAATACTAATGGGAATTTTTATATAGGCATTGATAACGCTGCTGGTAGTTTTTTCAATGTTGCAAACGCCCGTGTTCTTTACGCTGACGGTGCTTACCCAATGGTGTTTTACACCAATGCAACAGAGCGTATGCGCCTCGACAGCTCAGGGAATTTGGGTGTTGGTGTCACTTCTCCAAGCTATAAGTTGCACGTTGCTGGAACTGCTGGAACTTTGGCTAGATTTAACAGAACTTCAACATCAAGCGGAGTAGATATTGGTGCTGACAGCGGTGGTGGTGTTATTTTGCCAAACGGCGTAGATGCACTTCAGTTTTACAACGCAGCAGGAACAGTTTTAAACGCAAAAATTGACTCCAGCGGTAACTTGGGTATTGGTAACACATCACCCACCGTTCCATTGTCGTTTGCTAACTCTGCTGGTACTGCTGGAACAGCCAATAAGATTTCTTTATTCTGGACTGCTGGTGAGTCTTTTGGACTTTATGGTTTTGGTGTTTCGGCTGCACAGCTAGACTATGTTACTGGTGGCGCTCATGTTTTCTATTCACGGTCAACAAACACTAGCACAGAACGTGCCCGTATCGACTCCAGCGGTAACTTGCTGGTGGGGACTACAAGTTTTGCTCTTAGCAACTCCAACAGCATAATGTTGCAACCAAGTGCTGGAACAATTTATGCGCAACATGCAAGCGGTACAGGCTCGGGTACTGCTTACGCTGGATTTTCTTACAATGGTTCAAACATTGGCTCTATTACACAATCAGGTACAACAGCCGTTCTTTACAACGTAACCTCTGACCAACGCTTAAAAGAAAACATTGCTGATGCGGCATCATCTTCTTCTTTGATTGATGCCATTCAAGTGCGTCAATACGATTGGAAATCAGACGGTTCACACCAACGTTACGGCTTTATTGCTCAAGAACTTGTGACCGTTGCCCCTGAAGCTGTGCATCAACCCGCTGACCCAGACGAAATGATGGCAGTTGACTATTCCAAACTTGTACCTATGCTGGTCAAGGAAATCCAATCCCTGCGTCAACGTGTCGCACAACTTGAATCTAACTAAGGAAACATCATGACTACATGGACTATCACCCAACTCGACCGCAACACTTCTAACGGTTTTGTCACTACTGTGCATTACAACGTCACCAAGGTAGACGGTGAATTTACTGCATCCACCTACGGCACTATCGGCTTTCAAGACGGTACACCTACAACACCCTTTGCATCCCTGACTGAAGCACAAGTGATTGCATGGGTAAAAGACAGGCTAGGCGAGGCAACTGTAGAGGCTGCATTGACTGCTCAGATTGAAGCTCAACGTAACCCTGTTAAAGCCTCTGGTTTGCCTTGGTAATAGATTTATAAAAAGTACTCAAAAATACTGTGATTTCGTAAGAAATCTATTGACAAAGTAGTTAAAATAGTATACATTACATTCTTATTAACTAATAGGTTCTCCTACGGGATTCCCCCTTATATGGAAAAAGAACTAAGTGTACAAGACTTAAGCAAATTCTACGATGATGCCTTCGACATGATGTCCACTCAAGGGTGGAAAGATCTCATGGAAGACATCCTCAAAGTAAAGGATAGCTACGACAAACTATCTTCTGTCACGGAAACACACCCTATTGACTTTCGTCGTGGACAGATGGATATTTTGAACTGGTTATATGGACTGAAGGAGTCCTACGGTCGTACTTACAAAGACCTTCAAGAAACTGGAGAGGTGTAATGCCTCGTCGTATCTTTGAATTTGTTTGTAAAGACAGCCATCGCACTGAAGCTTTTGTAGACACAGAATGTCACGCAACTCCTTGTAAGGAATGTGGCTCTGAGGCAACAAGAGTAGTTAGCGCACCTACCATGAAGTTAGAAGGCTGGACAGGCTCTTTTCCAACAGCTTATGACGCATGGGAACGCAAGCGATCTGAAAAGCTCGCCCAAGAGAAGAAATCTAACGCAAGTTAGTGTAAAGCGAATTCATAAGTCCTATGTGACCGAATTCTTATTTTAAATATAGTGTCCTAGAACCACATTTTATACGTGGCAGGAAAAAGGAATTAGTATGTTAGTAGATGATAATGAAGATAGTACTTTAGGTGAACTCGACGTAGTTGAACAAATCACCGCAGCGCCCAAGATTGGAGAAGATCACGCAAGTGCAGACACAATCCCTGAGAAATACAAAGGGAAGTCCTCACAAGAGATCATTCGGATGCACCAAGAGGCTGAGAAGCTCATTGGTAAACAGGCACAAGAAGTTGGCGAGGTTCGTAAACTTGCTGATGAATTGCTGAAACAAAGCCTATCAAACAGTAAACCTGCTGCTACTGAAGTAGAGCCTGAAATCGACTTCTTTGAAGATCCACAAAAGGCAATTCGTAATTCTATTGACAAGCATCCAGATGTTCTCGCAGCTCGACACAGTGCTCAAGAATTTAAGAAGATGCAGATTCAACAGAAGCTAAACCAGAATCATCCTGACTTTCAGAATGTTGTTCAAGATCCAGAGTTTGCGGAGTGGGTAAAACAATCACCCGTCCGTCTCGGTTTGTACGCTAAAGCTGATGGTGAGTTTGACTACGATAGCGCTAACGAATTGTTATCTACCTTTAAGCAACTTAAACAAGTTAAGACGCAAGAGGTGGCAACCAAAGGTAAAGAGACACTGAAACAGAACTTAAAAGCTGTTGCAGTCGATACCGGCGGTACTGGTGAATCATCGAAGAGAGTTTATCGAAGGGCCGACCTTATTCGGCTGCGAATAAATGATCCTGATCGCTACGAAGCTTTGGAGCCTGAAATCAGAGCTGCTTACGCTGATGGGCGAGTACGGTAGCGCAACGTAGTGAGCATCTTATTAGGTTCTCGCTTTGCTGCGATAAGTAAATTTAATTAATTGTAATATCTAGGAGTATTTAAAATGGGTCTCGGAACTAATCACGTAACCACCACCACAGCTAATACGTTCATTCCAGAAATTTGGAGTGATGAAATTGTAGCTGCTTATAAGAAAAACTTGGTTGCTGCTAACCTCGTCAAGAAAATGAGCTTCAAAGGCAAGAAAGGTGACACAGTTCACATTCCTAGCCCAACACGTGGCTCTGCTTCTGTCAAGGCTGCATCTACTCAAGTGACTTTGATTGCCGCAACTGAAACAGAAGTGCAAGTTTTGATTAACAAGCATTACGAATACAGCCGCATGATCGAAGACATCGTTGAAGCTCAAGCTTTGTCTAGCCTGCGTTCATTCTACACAGATGACGCTGGTTACGCATTGGCTAAGCAAGTTGACCAAGACGTTATCAACTTGGGTCGTTTGGCTCAAGGTGGCGCTGGTGCTCGTTACGCCGGTGCTTTCATCGGTTCTAACGGTACTACCGCTTATGACTACACCACTGACAACCAAGCTGCTTTGACTGACGCTGCAATTCGTCGTTCTATCCAGCGTTTGGATGACTCTGATGTGCCTATGGACGGTCGTTTCTTCATCGTTCCTCCATCGACTCGTAACACCTTGATGGGTTTGGCTCGTTTCACTGAGCAAGCTTTCGTGGGTGAACAAGGTGGTTCTAACACCATCCGTAACGGCGAAATCGGTGATGTGTACGGCGTTAAAGTGTACGTGTCTACCAACGCTGATACACCTAACGATGCCAACGATGGTTCAGGTACAGCTCAACCAGCTCGTATCGCTTTGATGGCTCATAAGGACGCATTCGTGTTGGTCGAGCAAGTCGGTATCCGTTCACAGACTCAGTACAAGCAAGAATACCTCGGTACTCTGTTTACTGCTGACACTCTGTACGGTGTTGCTGAGTTGCGTGACTACTCTAGCGTTGCCTTGGCAGTGCCAACCTAATAGTTAGACTTTGATCCCCTCTCCGGAGGGGGTCTTTTAAGTTTAATATTTTTAATTATTAGGAGTAAATAAAATGGCTGCTGCTACCGCTGTTGTTACCCGTCAAGGTAATGATCAATTTCGTGGTGTCTTCTCAGACACTTGGTCTGTCGTCTGTACGTTAGATGCTGGTTCGCTAGTTGACGCTGCTGGTGAAACAGAAACTATCGCCGTTCCCGGTGTTGCCCTTGGTGATATTGTTATCGGTTTTTCTTTCGGTGTTGACTTGGTTGGCATTACTGTCACAGCTTACGTCAGTGCTGCTAACGTAGTGACTATTCGTGTACAAAACGAATCAGGTTCTACAGTTGACTTGGCTTCCACTACCGTTCGCTTGGTTGTTGGACGTTTGGTCTAATCGGTAAACTGAAGGGGATCCTCAAAAGGGATCTCTTTTGGTTTGCCTATTAAGGAAATGAAGACCATGTTAGCTACCTTTAAATGCCTCATTAGCGGTAACACAGTTACCTTTGAGCACCAAGTCGATATTGACTCCATGAAGAGTCATCCTGACTACGAGCGAGTAGAAGATACCCCTGTTGTCGCTGAGGACACTTCTGAAGCCCCTAAAAAGGCAGGTCGTCCACGTAAGACTGAAGCTGAGGTGCAATAATGGATGACGTTTCAGCTCGTGAATTTGGTCGCCTAGAAGCTCAGGTAGAAGCTCTTCAATCTGATGTACATACGCTACGTGATGACGTCAAGAGCCTTCTAGAGCTTGCTAACAAGTCTAAAGGTGGTTTCTGGATGGGTATGACCATTGCCTCATTTGTAGGTGGTGCTATTACATTCTTTATGGATAGGTTCTTCAAATGAATACCTTATACGCTGGTAAATACGTATCTCTTCTCTTCTTGGCTCGTGACTTAGCTCACCGTGTCCACTTGAAGACTCGCTCCTTCTCTGAGCACTCGGCAACTGCTGAATTCTATGAGAACATCATTCCCTTGGCTGATTCCTTCGCTCAGAAGTTCCAAGGTTGCTACGGAACACTGATTGACATTCCTTTGATGGCTAATGAGTACAAGGGTACTTTGTTGTCTGTCTTAGAGAAGCACACGGAGTGGATCGAAGCTAATCGTGAGAAGATCTGCCCACGTGAGAACACAGCTTTGCATAACATTATCGACGAAGCTGTTGGTGTTTACGACCAAGCTAAGTATCACCTCAACTTTCTCAAATAAGGACACACAATCATGGCTACTATGAAACCTAAAACTAAGACAGCTAAGCAAGCTAAAGTTGGTAAAGTGATGAAGGAATACAAAGCTGGTGAACTCCACTCTGGTTCTAAGACAGGCCCTGCTGTAACTAATCGTAAACAAGCTGTAGCTATCGCTATGTCCGAAGCCGGTATGACCAAGAAGAAGCCGACTAAAAAAGGCTATTAATCTAATTAAGGATAAACAATGTCAACATTTCAATTAGACCCCAATCAAGTAGCTTACGGTGTCCCTTCTATGGGCACTGCTCAAGTTGCTTCAGTTACTAACTCCAGCGTTCAAATGACTGCATTCGGAGCATCGACAACATTGATTCGTATTTCTTGCTCACTAGGCCACTGCCATTATCAAATTGGTACAAACCCTACCGCAAGTATTACAACATCTACCATGATTCCTAATAACTCTATTGAGATTGTCGCTGTTACTCCCGGACAAAAGATAGCATTTATTAAGGATGCAACTGTTACATCGTCAACGGTTTCTGTTACTGAACTGGTGTAAGTAATGGCATTACCTTCTTATCTTACCTTGGTGAATGACGTCTTAGTGCGTCTTCGTGAACCAACTGTTTCCACGGTTAACGAGAATACAATGAGCGCTTTGGTGGGTAAGTTCGTTAATGACGCTAAGCGTGAAGCAGCTGACTCCTACGATTGGGATGCCTTTACTACTTCTGTATCGGTTTCCACTATTGCTAACCAGTACGATAACTACAGCATCACAGGAGCCGGTGTACGTTTTAAAGTCTTAGATGTGATTAACACAACTAGACAGTACACGCTTTCTCCAATGGATCATGCTACTCTGGATGTCCAGTATTACAGTACTGCAAACCCTCAGAAAACAACTCCATTTAACTACATCTTTGGCGGTGTAGATAGCAACGGTGACGCTCAGGTTAAGTTCTGGCCTATCCCTGATGCAGTTTACAACATTCGTTTTGGTGTCGTTATTCCTGAGAATGACATGGTTAATGATGGTGACACCACTAAGTTAGTCAAAGAACCTATCGTGTTGAACGCCCTTGCTCGTGCCTTAGTTGAGCGTGGTGAAGACGGTGGTTTAAGTAGTTCAGAGGCCTACGCCCTAGCTAAGAAATCCTTGGGCGATGCTATCGCTCTTGAGCTTGCTAGATCTCCTGAAAACGATGCTTGGTATCCCTCGTAATGGCTCAGCAAATACAGCCTTACTCTATTAGCGCACCCGGCTTTTACGGGTTAAATACTCAAGACTCGTCTCTTGATTTAGCTTCTGGGTTCGCTTTAACAGCAACTAACTGCGTTATTGACCAGTATGGTCGTATCGGTGCTCGTAAGGGGTGGATACCTGCTCATGCTACTTTAGCTGCTTTGGGGTCAGCTGATGTTCAAGCTATCGGTGAATTAATTACAATTGACGGTACAAGCTACACCATCTGTGCTGGTAACAATAAGTTATTCAAGTTAGTAGGTACTACACTTTCTGAATTGACTTACGGTGGTGGCGGTACAGCTCCTACGATCACAGCTAGTAACTGGCAGATGGCTTCCTTGGGTGGAGGCCTTTACCTGTTCCAACAAGGCTACGATCCTTTAGAGTTCAACCCTACAACATCCACAACACAGTATCGCCGTATCTCTGAGATCACAGGCTACGCAGGGACAGTACAGCAAGCTAACGCAGTTATCTCCGCTTATGGTCGTCTTTGGAACGTAGGGACTACTAGCGATAAGGTCACTATTCAGTGGTGCAATACCAAACAACCTAACAAATGGAATACAGGTACAGCAGGTACTTTAGACACGACTACTGTATGGCCTAGAGGTGGTGATAGCGTAGTGGGCTTAGGTGCTCATAATGGCTTCTTGTTTATCTTCGGTAAGAACAACATTCTCGTCTACCAAGGTGCTACTGATCCTTCAGGCACTGGTTTTATCCTTCAAGACGTTATAACTGGTATTGGCTGTATCGCTAGAGATACCATTGCTAACACAGGTTCAGATATTGTCTTCTTGTCTCAGACTGGTGTTCGTAGCTTACAGCGCACTATTCAAGAGAAGTCAGCTCCTTTGCGTGAACTTAGCAAGAATGTACGTAATGACTTACTTACTTACCTGAGCGCTGAAACCTTAGCTAATATTAAAGCTGTTCATTCCCCTATTGATGCTTTCTACTTGTTGTCTCTGCCTTACGCTAAACAAGTGTACTGTTTCGATACTAAGGCTCAACTACAAGACGGAGCTGCTCGTGTAACTGTCTGGGACAATATTGAACCTAGTTCTTTCTGTGTTAAACAAGACGGTACTTTACTGTTGGGTAAAACAAGCTACATCGGTACGTACACAGGGTACTTAGACAACAGTTCTAACTATACATTCCAGTACTACACTAATCACACTGACTTCGGTGCACCATCTGTAACCTCTATCCTGAAGTCCTTGTTGGTGACTGTGATCGGCGGTAACGGACAGGTTCTAACATTTAAGTGGTCTTACGACTTTACAGGTAACTTTTATTCGCAAAACGTAACCATTCCGTCTAATAGCATTGCTTACTACGGAGAAAGCGAATACAATTACGGAGCTGATTATTCTAATGGACAAGTTCTGTCTGTGTTGAAAGCTTATCCAACAGGCTCAGGCAAAGTAGTTCAGACTGGTTACGAGGCTTCTATTAATGGTTCACCGCTGAGTATTCAGAAATTAGAGATTCACGCTAAAAACGGAAAGATTACATAATCATGGCAAATTATACAAAGTCCACGAACTTCGCCGCTAAAGACAGTTTAGCTCACGGTAACGCAGCTAAGATTGTTAAAGGCACTGAGATCAACACTGAGTTTGATAACATTGCCACTGCTATCGCATCCAAAGCTGATGGTGATTTCACTGTCTTTGGTTTCGTAGAAACTGCTGGTGTCTTGTACATTCAATCAGGTGGAACTAGCGTAGCTAAGATCGATAGCTCAGGTAATTTCACCGTAATCGGTAATGTCGTTTCTAACGGCACAATGTAAAAGGATAATACTATGGGATGGTTCAGCGATATCACAAGTGGAATTAGCGATATAGGTAGTAGCATTGGCGGGGCAGTTAGCGATGCCGGATCTTTATTAGATGATACAGCACATGCAGTAGCTCCTCTTGTAGGGGCTTATTATGGTGTTCCTCCTTCGCTAACTAATGCTGTATTAGGCTCAGGTGGCGGTACAGCTGCCGCCCCTTCTATGATTAATAGTTACTTACCCGCTCAAGGAGGGTATGGCGTTGGTGGTGTTTCAATGGGGCCAGCTCAGCAAGATCCTTCTCAAGGCATGTTTGCTCAATTGTTGCCTTTCCTTCTAGCCTCAGGTGGCGGTCTCCAACAGCAACGAGTCAATAAAGAAGCTGCTCAGACACAAGCTGATGCTCTCAAAGCAGCTGGACAACAAGCAGCCACATCAGCCCAGTTCCGTCCTGTAGGCACTACGACTACCTTTGGCACATCTAACTTCCAAGTTGATCCAGCTACAGGACAGTTAATCTCTGCTGGTTACAGCTTGTCTCCTCAGTTGCAAGCGTACCAAGATCAGATCATGGGTAGTAACCGTCAATCACTGACTGATGCTACTACCTTGCAGAACTTAGGTCGTGGTTATCTCGCTCAGTCTCCTGAGGCTGCTGCACAGCAGTACATGACTAGCCAACAAGCTCTGTTACAACCTAGCCGTGACGTTGAGTCAGCTCGATTGGCTAACCAGCTCCAACAGACAGGACGCACAGGTGTCTCAGTTGCCCAAGGCGGTAACTTAGGCATGGCTAATCCTGAACAACAAGCTCTGGCTAATGCCCGTGCAATGCAAGACCTCCAGTTGGCTGCTCAGGCTCAACAGCAAGGCAGAGCACAGACTCAGTTCGGTCAGGGCTTGCTCACAAGTGCTTACGACCCGTTCAACGCTGGTCTCAAGACTTCTACGAGTGTGGAAGCCCTTGGTCAACAACCATTTGGTATTTCTACTGACTTGGCATCAAAATTCCAAAGCGCTAATGCTACAGGCGGTCAACGTCAGTACGAAGCTCAAAAGGCCGCTGCTGATGCAATGCTTCGTGCTAACCAAGTAAGCCCATTTGCAGATATTATGTCTGCCCTCGGTAAGACTCCTACAGCCACATCAGCTCTCGGTGGTGCTTTAGGTGGCTTGTTTGGCGGTAACGCTTCAGGTGGACAAGGCGGTGGAGTTGACTTGAGTGGCTTAGGTGGGTACTTGCCTAACTTTAACTCAGACGCTTTAAACTTTGGTGGCTACACAGGTGGTGGCACTAACGTCTATAATCCAGATGCTTTTAACATGGGAACGGACTACGGCTCAGCAGCAGATACCTTCGACTTCAGTAGTTGGTTCTAATAAGTTAAGGAAAAACACAATGCCAACAGATTCAATCGTAGCAGGGTTATTCACTACCCCTGAACAGTACCAACAACAACAGCGTCAAGCTCTATATGAACAAGCAGTACAAGAGTCTAAGTTAGACCCTTATCAACAAGCTCGTGTGAACCTTCAAACAGGTGTACAAGGTCTTGCTCAGACAGGGGCAGGTATGCTAGGCGCTCAAGACCCTCAGATGCAGCTAATGGCTATGCGTACTCAGGTCTTACGAGGTCTTGATCCTACGGACTCAGATGCTATCAATAAAGCTGCTCAAGCGTTGGCTCAAGTTGGCGATCAACAAGGTGCTATGCAGTTGGCTCAAAAGGCTCAAGAAGTTGCTAAATCGGGTGCAGAGACAGGTCTTAAACTTGCTCAGGCAAAAAAGGCTGAACAGTACCAACAAGCTTCAACAGCAGCTGAGCGTAATCGTGCAATTATCAGTTCGGTAGAAACCACCTTGGCTAAAGACCCCAATGCCGTTTTGAGTCCTCAGCAAATTGCCGAACTTCGTTGGACTGTTGCTCAAGAAACAAAAGCTAAAACTTTCTCAGATCCCGATTCAGGTAAACTGATTACCATTGAACCCATTGACTTATCTCGTGCTGCTCCAAATATTGATAAGTTCCTCAACGCTCCAAGTCAAGTTCCTCCTTCTGGCCCAAAGGTTACTACTACTACTGTGGGAGAACCTAAACTTGGAGAAGGGGTTATTAAAGAGATTGCCGCGACTGACCAAGACATTGCTAATTCTGTAATCACACAGAATAAACTTAAAATGCTCACACCGTCTATTGCTAATTTAAACTTGGGTTTAATTGCCAACTACGAAAGAGCAGGTGCTGCATTTTTAGGTCAGAACACTCCTGATGCTATTGAGTTTAAGAAACTTCAACGTGCTGTTCGCGCACAGTCTAACGCAATGTTAAATCTTGCTAAAGGCGTTCAAACAAAAGACGATGCAGAACGTATTGATAAGTTGTTTGCAGATGAGGCTACTTGGAAGAATAAAGATTCTTTAAAAGCTGCTTTTGATGATATGCTCAAAACAATGAAAGAAACAGAGGCTGCTTTGCGTGTCAAACGTGATTCTTTAAAATCAAAAGGGCAAGCTCCAGCTCCTTCCGCATCTCCTGATGTGGCTCCTAATAAGAGCCCTATGTCAGGTCAAAATCCGAATCTTCAGCCTACTCCAGAAACACCTCCTACTGCCCCTAAACAGGGACGGGAAATTCCTCAGGATATTTTAGATAAAGCAAACAAAGCTATTAAAGATGGAGCTAGAAAAGAAGATGTTTTAAAACGTCTAAGAGATCAGGGCTACTCTGTTCTATAAATAAGGAAAACATATGTCAGACATCTCTTTTGATGATTTAATACCTAACAAAAAAGATTCATTTAATGATCTAGTACCTAAGAAAGAAGAACAGGGAATAGTTCGTCAGCTGGGTTTAACTGCACGTGCCGCTCTTGAAGGTTTTGCGTCCCCTGCTACTGCTGTTTTAGAAGCTGGGCGAGGAGTGTATAACATTGGTGCAAACCTTTTAGGTTCTGAAAGCCGCATCCCTAGTTTTGCTAAAGCTCAAAGCGAAATACTCACTAGGGCTGGTGTACCAGAGCCTCAAAATACTTTAGAACGGGTTGTTCAAGCAGGTACACAAGGTATGGCTTCCACTGCGGGATTGGCTGCAATAGCTCCTGCAATAGCTAAAGCGTTGCCAGCGACTGCTCAAGCGTTTGGAGAAGCTGCTCCTACAGCAATGCTTACTGAGAATATGGCTCGTCAACTTCCTGCTGCTGCTGCGGCTGGTTCGGCGGGTCAAGGGACTTTTGAAGGCATGAAGAGCATGGGCTCTAGTGATCTTTCAGCTACCCTCGCTGCTATAGGTATTGGTGCTTTGGCTGCTGGTATTGGCGGTCAAGTGGGTGGTGCAGCCTTGGAAGGCAAGGGGCCAAGACTTTACACAATGGATGAAATAAAGCAGCGTTCTGCCCGTTCTTAT